GATTTAGTGAAACAATCAAAGCATCAGAACCACCGCCAATCGTCGGAACATTAGATCCAACGGTTGTTAAAGATTCCACTTATTTTTTCTGTTAATGACAACACACGTAACGAAAGAGCCCGTCGTACTAGAAGGGTTCCAAGCTGTACTAAAACCTGGAGACTGGGGCTATAAGCTATCAGTTCTTATGGATAAGAGTATAGTTGAACAGCTAGAAGCTGAACGTGAATCAGCCCTAGAATGGGCTAGAAGCAAGGCGAAAAATCCCAAGAGGGTTTCAGTCAAGCCTGAGCCTTGGGAGGAGTTAGAGAACCGTCCAGGCACCTATCAGGTTAGATTCAGCTGGAAAGATGGAGACAAGAACTTCCCTGTTGTAGTTGATACAGAGGGTACAGCCATCACAGATAAAGACACACCAATCTACAGTGGTAGTACAGTTAAGGTAGCTTTTTTCCAAAAGCCATACGTGCTACCAACAGGTGACATTGGTACATCACTTAAAGCAAAAGCTATTCAGTTAATCAGCCTTAACTCTGGTGCTGGAGTAGTAGATGACGGAGATATGACAGCTGAGGCTGCTGTTGATTTGTTTGGTACATCCAAAGGATTCAAAGTATCTGAGCCTAATATATCTGCTGATACTACTGAAGAAGACGAGGACTTCTAATGCGTAGCGGCCTTGAAGAAAAGGTAGCTGCTCTATTAACTGAAATTAAAGTTGACTGGGAATATGAATCTAACTGGTATCCTTATGTCATTGAACATAAGTATATACCAGACTTTAAAATTGGAGACGTTTATCTAGAATGTAAGGGTTATTTTTCAGCGGCTGACCGCCGTAAAATGAAAGCAGTCAAGAAAGATAATCCTAATCTAGATATACGTTTAGTATTTCAGGCACCTCATAATAAACTTAATAAAAGATCGAAAACCACTTATTCCATGTGGGCCGACAAGAACGGCTTCCCTTGGTGCGCCTATTATGCAATCCCAATTAGCTGGCTCAAGTCATGAAGAATCAGAGTTCCTCTACCACTTACCATGTAATCAGTGTGGGTCGTCCGATGCTAATAGCATGTACGATGACGGCCATACTTATTGCTTCAGCTGCAATGCTAGAACGTCTGGAGAGGAACCACCATCATCGGGAGATCGACCTGAGCATGAAGAAACCGTCACCAATCCAAAGACGATAACCAAAGGCTACCCTGTTAAGCTTAGAAAACGTGGCTTAACAGAGGAAGTATGCCGTAAGTTCCGTATTCATAAAGATGGAGATGTATTACGTTTTCATTACACTAATAAGAACGGACAAACTATTGCGGCTAAGATAAAAACTAAAGGAAAAGATTTTTACTGGGACGGTAAGAATACCGATAACCAGTTATTTGGACAGAATCTTTTTCCTGATACAGGGTCAAGACTGACCTTGTACGAAGGAGAATTAGACGCAGCATCAGGTTATGCTGCTATGCCAACTTGGCCACACATGTCTGTGCCTAATGGTGCAGCTGGAGCCAAGAAAGATTTACAGAAAGTAATTGAACTTACCCAAGGCTATGACGAAGTTGTTCTATTCTTTGATAATGACTCACCTGGTATTGCCGCCGCCGAGGAGTGTGCCGCACTTCTTAGGCCAGGCCAAGCAAAGATTGCTAGGATGGAGAAATATAAAGATGCCTCCGATGCTCTTCAGCAAGGAGACATGGAAGCAATTCGCAAAGCTATCTGGGACGCAAAAACGTACCGTCCTGACGGAATTGTTGATGCAAAGTCGTTACTAGATATTGTTACTACACCAGAACCACCTTGCGCACATGAGTATCCATTCAGAGGACTTAACAAGAAATTACACGGGATCAGGTATGGGACACTTACAGCAATTACTGCTGGCACTGGCTCAGGAAAAACCAGCTTCTGCCGTCACATCGCAGCTCACTTATTGCAAGCGGGGGAACGTGTTGGGGTCGTGGAGCTTGAAGCATCAAATAGAAACACCGCACTAGGTTTAATGTCAGCGGCAGTTGGCAAACCTTTACATATCGGAGTACATGATGAAACAGAACTCAAAACAAGTTTTTCTAATACCATTGATAATTGGAATCTCTACTTGTTTGATGGCTTTGGTTCTTTTGACCCAGACGTTATTTACTCTAGGATCGAATACCTTGCCAGTGGATTGGAGTGTCGTATTGTATTCTTAGACCATCTCAGTATATTATTGAGTGGACTTGAAGGTGACGAACGACGTACCATAGATATTACAATGACCAGACTAAGATCATTAGTTGAACGTACTGGTATAGCATTGTTCTTAGTATCACATTTACGGAGAAGTAGTAATGATAGGACTTCGCACGAAGAGGGAGGTAGAGTTAGTTTGTCCAGCCTTAGAGGATCGCATAGCATCGCTCAAATATCAGATTCGGTCATTGCGCTCGAGAGAGATCAGCAGGGTGGAACTGCAGGAGATGCTACGACTGTGCGAGTCCTTAAAAATAGATATTCTGGCGAAACTGGCGTAGCCTGTCAGATTTCATACGATTTAAACACATGTCGCTTTACTGAAAATGAAGTTAAGGAATCACCAATTTTCGACCCAACCACGGATTTTTGAAGGTAGTGGTTACGAACATCCTTGGTATAAGCATACAGATAAAATTAAACGACCCAATCCACCAACAAACGAAGCTGTAAGAAAAGCTAAGTTTGTAGATAAAACTTACAAATGGACCAAAAAATCAACCTAGCCTTTGACATAGAAACAAATGGTATTGATTCAACTAGACTGCATTGTATTGTTACACAGGATCTAGATACTGGTCTTGTACAAGAATATAATGATGAACCTTATGGAGATGGTACCTTCGATATAAAGACGGATGCACCTATGAGGGATAGCTATTCAATCACTAGTGGGTTGAATGATATAATGTGTGCAAATAATATCATTAGCCATAATGGTATTGCATACGATATACCACAAGCACAGAAACATTATCCATTCTTTCGTAAGTTAATGGCTAAACACTGGGACACCCTAATTCTCAGTAGGATATTCCATCCCAACCTTTTAGACATTGATCTTAAACGTAAGTGGCGGTACATGCCAGCTCGTTTATACGGATCACATAGTCTTGAAGCTTATGGCTACAGGCTACAATGTTATAAAGGTGAGTTTGGTAAGACTACTGATTGGGCTGAATGGTCCCAAGAAATGCAGGATTACTGCAAACAAGACGTTGCTGTTTTAGTTAAACTATGGAAGCATTTCCAAAAATACCTGAACCCGTCATCTTAGAGCACCAATTAGCTGAGGTGATGCAAGACCAGAAAAGAACTGGTTGGCCTTTCGATGTAAAGAAAGCTCAGGAACTAGAGAACAAACTATTAAACCGATTAGAGGAACTACGTGTTGCTACTGAAAAGGTTTGTACATTTGTTCCTGGAAATATATTTATTCCTAAAAGGGATAATAAAAAGCAAGGGTATTTTAAAGATGCCCCAATGCAACGCTTAAAGGATTTCAATCCTAGTAGTCGTGAGCATATTGCTTGGTGGTTCAAAACCTTTCAAGGTTGGGAACCTAATAAATTAACACCTACTGGTAAGGCAGTCATTGATGAGACTGTACTTAAAGAGATAGGTTCAAAAGAAGCGTTAATATTCCTTGAAATTCTGGTAACACAGAAGAAGTTAGGGATGCTGTCACAAGGACAGAACGCATGGTTGAAGTTGGTCAAGAATGGCAGACTTCACCACTCCTGTTTTATAGGGGCTGCCACGCACCGAATGGCTCACTCGCATCCGAATCTGGCACAAGTCAGTAGTGATAAGGATTGTCGAGAGTTGTTCATTACTAAACCTGGATGGAAGCTAGTAGATAGTGACCTTGCAGGGATTGAGTTGAGAATGTTTGCACACTACCTTCATAGATATGACGGTGGTCGATATGCAGATGTATTACTCAACGGAGATATTCACCAAGAAAATGCTGACAAGATTGGTATTTCAAGAAGGCTCGTCAAGACTGTAACTTATGCATTTTTGTATGGGGCTGGAAACCAAAAAATAGGCTTATCGTATGACCCTATGCTATCTAAGGATAAAGCATCTAAGAAAGGGGCAGAAATACGTAAGGCTTATCTTGATGCAATTCCTGGACTTGAGAAACTTGTGACTGATGTAGCTAAGAGGGTTGAAGATACAGGTAGCATACGTGCTATTGATGGTCGAATCCTTAGTGTTGATAAGCCTCACAAGGCTTTAAACTTTTTACTTCAAGGATCAGCAGGAGTTCTCGCAAAACGGTGGATATTAATCACTAACAATACTCTTACTCAGTACGGCATAGAACATGCACGATATGCATTTGTCCATGACGAACAAGTATTAGGAGCGCCACCATCATCAGCGGATCAAGTCGCTGGTGTATGCAAACTATCAGCTATGGAAGCTGGTGAGTATTACAACCTGAGACTGGTCATTGAAGCTGATGCAAATATCGGTAACAACTGGTCAGAAGTACACTAATGTTATTAATTGACACAGACTTTTTAGCTTATAAAGCAGCTCAAGCATGTGAAGAGGGTATTGATTTTGGAGATGATGTCATTGTTGCTCAATCCAATTTTAGTAATGTTCTTAAAATATTTGAGCGTGAGTTAAAGAAAGTCACAACCGCTATGTTTGATGATGAGTTTATATTATACTTTTCAAGTCCTCAAAATTTTAGAAAGAAAATTTCTGCTGATTACAAAGGACATCGAAATAGGCGTAAGCCTCTAGGATATAAAAGACTTGTCAACCACTGCCAAGATAAATACAGATTTGTCCTCCGAGATGGTTTGGAGGCAGACGATGCTTTAGGAATGGATGCAACGAAGTATCCAGATAAAGAAACAATTATCGTCAGTCCAGACAAAGATATGAGACAGATTCCTGGAATCCTATGGGATATGAAGGGTGATGTCGAAGAGATTACAAAAGAAGACGGTGATATGTGGCATCTAATTCAATCGCTAGCTGGAGATCCAACAGACGGATACCCTGGCTGCCCTGGAATTGGTGTAAAACGTGCAACCGAGTTGCTCAATAAGCACAAGAACAAATGGGAAGCTATTTGTCAGGCTTATAAAGAAAGAGGGTTATCAGACGACGACGCTCTACTCAACGCACGTTTAGCTAAGATTCTACAACACACTGACTATGATTATGACCGCCAAGAGCCAATCCTATGGACCCCAGTATTATAAACGGGGTAACATAGAAG